GGGGGTGTAATTGCCGATATGGCATTATGGCATTATGGGATTAAACTGTCAACGATCTTCAGGACGAAAAAAAAAAAGGGCAGCTTTGTCTGCTGCCCTTCGAGCCACGAGTATCTGTTGCTTGAAGCTTTAGGCGATCTCGACTTCGAGTTCCTGCTCGCCGGCTTCCTCGAGGGCCTTTGCGGCCTTCTCGGCGCGGATAGTGGCAATGACCGACTTGACCTTGGCGTTGAGGCGCCAGGCCTTGCGCTGCTCGTCGGTGGCCTTCTCGACCGCTGCAGTCGCACGCTCCAGCACGACCGACTTGATGCGGCTGATGGCTTCGGCCAGCTCGGCCAGACGGGGCCTCGCGTCGCCTTCACCTCGACCGGCAGACCAGGCGCCGGCGTAGAGCTGATCGATCACGTCCTGCGCGGACTGCAAGCCGAGAGCGAAATTGCCCTTCGCGCCGGCAAAGCTGTCGCCGATCTTCTGGCTCGCGCCGTGCAGCAGTAAGGTTTTGCGGATCTCCTCGCTGCAGCGGTTGGTGTCGAACTCGAGCACCTTGCCGTTGCCGAACGAGAAGAACGCAACGCCAGTGTCGAGGTCGTAGTCCTTATCGCAGAACTTGGGCGTCTTGACCTCGGCTGCGGCAGCGCCAGGGCCGGCTCCAGCAGCTTGTGCCATCAGAACTGCGGCTGTCAGACCTGCTATCATGCTTCGTTGCATTGTCGTCTCCTATGTGGTTAAGTTAATACCGCTGTTGCGGCATATTCACCATATCAAAAAAACGGAGTGTTGTCAAGAGAACTATTGAACGATGCAGTGCCAAGACTTTAAGTCAATCCCGTTAGACTATAAGTCTTCGCCGTTGATCTGCGCCTAGCGCCGAGCGCCATGAACGATGGAGCGATGGACGAGAAGAACCTGGGGGTTTCCCCCAGGCTCTCTTGTTACTTCACTACGACCAGATCGTTAGCTGAACAATCACACTCCGGCCCCATGTCTGACGCACAGGTCAGGTTGTAGAAAATGCTGCGTGCTCCGATAGGGGCGACGTTCTTCGTGCTCCAGCGCTTCTCTGGATGGTTCTTGCAGGTCAGGGCAATATGCTGTCCGTAAGGAACATCTTCCCGGAGTTTTCCATACTGTCCCCAGTTTCCAAGGTCTGGCATCTCGTTCTCCTGTTTGCGAGTCCCCCGGAAGTTACGGCTCCCGGGGTTCTCGTTACTCGAACTCGACTTCGAGTTCGTCCTCGTTCTCTTCCGCAGCCTTCGCGGCTCGCTCGGCTCGAATCTTCAACATCGTGGCTCGAACCGTGGTATTGCTGCTCCATTCCTTCAGCTGATCTTCCGTCGGCTTCTGAGTCTTGTTACCCTTGCTCAGTGTGCGCTTCTCCAGGTCAACCTTCAGACCTTTGATCCGCGCTACCGCTTCGAGAATCAGCGGAGCAGTGTCAGGTGTCGCTGTCCGTTCCCATTCACCTGCGACCAAACTCGCGTGGATGAGTTGAACCTCGGCGTATTTCTCAGCTGCGTTCTTACCCGACTTCGCGTCCCCGAACTTCTGACGATACCCATGCATCTTTGCATCGTCCTGAATGCTCGTAGGATACTTAGCCGTATCAAACACAAACGTCTTGCCGATGGGCGGATAGCTGCACGTAATTACTGTGCCGCTTGTCGCTATCTCTTGCTTCTTCATTTGCTATCACCTCCTTTCCCGGTGTGTCTCACCGTGAAACAAGTATAATTGAACGGTCGGTAATTGTCAACACCTGATTCATCAACAGAATCAATGGCTTACCCCGGCCTGCCCCCCACGAGGGGCCATGTCGCCACCTCCATGCTCCTCAAGCGGCGGCGTTATAAAAACTGAAGACATGGGCGGGATAATGCAGAATTATCATCACCAAGAAACAAGCCTTACATTCTCCAAGACCCAGGAAGGATGAGAGACTGTCCGGCGAAATTTCGCCACTTGTAAGCGGACTCACACGCGCGTATAATCGCATGATGTAAAGCGTTTCTTTTCAACAAGGAGATATTGTTATGAGCTGGAGCGTGAAAAGCGTTGGAAGACCAGAAGCCGTTGTGACTGATATCGCCAGGCTGGTAACGGCCGTTCAGTGCACCGGGCAGGAGGAGACGATCAAGAACAAAGTCGTCGACTTCGTCGCCAGAGCGCTGGAAGGCTTTCACCCTGGGACGATGGTCAGCGTCGAGGTCAGCGGTTCGCAGTCGACTCCCAACAGCGCGAAGCCGACGGAGATCAATTACTCGCTCTCGATGCAGATCAACACGATCTCGGCGGCTGCGGTCGACAACAAGCCGGTCGGTGCGCCGACTCCGAACGCGTTCAAGACGGAGCCCCATGACCCCAGCAGAACCGCAGTCGGACCCGCAATTCGTACTTGACGGGTTCGACGAGGACCTTGACCGCGCGCTCTCGGAAGCAACTCCCGGGGCGCGCGGTAAGGACATCTTGCGTCGAGGCCTTAGCTACCTGCACGAGGCCCTTGCGGACTGGATGCTGGTGAACCCGGGAGGCACCTTGCGGGAGATGGGGAAACACTTCGGCTACAGCGCGCCGTGGCTCTGCAGTGTGATCAATACTGATATGTTCAAGGCCTACATGGCTGCGAGGCGGGTTGAAGTCTCAGCGCAAGTCGCTGGCAGCCTGCCTCAGAAGCTCGAGGCCGCAGCACACCTGGCGACTGAACGGATCATCGAGGTCATCGAGCAGGCACAGGACAGCGACACGCTTATTGATGCCTTCGACAAGGTGATGCATCGCTACGGCTATGCGCCGAAGCCGAGCGGCACGCCGGCTGTGATCAACCAGCAGAACAACGTCTTCTATCTTACTCGAGACGAGCTGAAGGGTGCTCGCGAGAAACTCGTGGAGTCTCATGAATCTGTCCCAGCCTTCCCAGCTCTCCCTGCCCCCACCTAAACGCTTCAACGCTGCGGTGGGGGTGAAAGCTGCACGCTTTCTCTCCAGCAAACCACCGTTTATCAAGCGAGGCAAAGCCAGTGGCCGCTACGCAGTTGGCGTCAGGTATGAACGGGAAGTCCAGGAGCTCCTCGAGCTTCACTTCCTTGGACAACCTGAGGTTACACATCTTGCTGGCCCGTGGCTCGAGTTCACGGACAGGAGCGGGCGGCGCTGGTGTCAACCAGACGCGCTTGTTATCAACCGAGCTGCGGCAACCTGTCTTATTGCAGAGGTCAAGTATCAGCATACCGCCGACGCTTGGTGGCAGCTCAAACAGCTCTATCAGCCAGTGCTGGCTGTTGCACTCCCACTGTTTACCTTCAAGTTGTTGGAGATCGTTCACTGGTATGATCCGCTCGTGGCTTGGCCGGAGCGGCCTGTTCTCGTGGCTTCGATTGATGAAGTGACTCATGGAAACATCTCGGTCCATATCTGCAACCCCAAGCGTCGAGCTCGACTTTAGCGTTGAGGAGTTGCTTGTGGCAAAGATCGTCGTGCGTGAGTTGATCCGTCGCGGCGCTCGAACAGGCCCGAGCGATTTGCTCATGCTGCCTGATCATATTATCGAGCAGCGGTATGAGGAAGAAGCAAGGCGGTTTCTGCAAGAGAACAAAGCGAGAAGGCTTGCGAACTGATGGAATTCGTTCTTCTTCAACGGGATAGCGTAGTGCACCGCTTCTCGGCCGCGACCAGGCAAGAGGCGAATCAAGAGCTGCGCGCGAAATGTTCAGCGGAACTCAACGAGTATACGCTTGCTCAGATTCTTCGCACCAGCACTCCACAAACGCGGGTAGTAGTCGACCGGATTGACGAGATAGATAAATGAACGACTTGGTTGCGATCAGTCCGAAGGAAGCCGTCGAGCTCGGGGCGAAGTCCCTGACGCGCTATGGTAAGCTCTTTTTTCCACGGACCTTTCGACAGGACTCAGCGCCGTTCCACGAGGAAATTGGCGGGGCGCTCTACAGCCCCGCCAGGTTTAACGGTTTCGAAGTATTCCGTGGGGGAGCCAAGACGACACTGCTGCGCGTCTATGCGTCCCAGAGAATCTCCTATGGAATAAGTCGAGTCGTAATGTATGTCAGCATTAGCCAAGCGCACTCGATTTTTAGTGTTCGCTGGGTCAGGCGACAGGTGATGTATAACACCCGCTGGGCGAATACATTCGGTCTGAGGCGTGGGTCCAAGTGGACAGATGAGTGGGCAGAGATCGAGTGTCACTTGTTGGAAGACCCTGAGTATCCGGGGCAGCCAGTGCGAGTAACTTTGCTTGCAATGGGGATTACTGGTCAGATTCGAGGCTTCAACCCGGAAGACTTCCGGCCGGACCTGATCATTATCGACGACGTGCTGAACGAGGAAAATACAGCGACGAGAGACCAGCGAAAGAAAATTGAAGATCTTCTCTTCGGTGCACTGTTGAACTCGTTAGCTCCGACAAGCGAGTCTCCGTTGGCAAAGGCGGTTTTTCTTCAGACTCCGATGGACAAGCAGGATGCGATCGAAAAGTGCATGACCGATCCGGAGTGGAATCCAATTCGCTTTGGTTGCTTCGACGAGAAGGATGAGAGTCGCTGGCCAGCACGCTATCCGACTGAGGTTCTGAAGCGTTCAAAGGAAGCTCATATTCGAAGGAGTCAGTATCGACTCTGGATGCGAGAGTGGGAATGCAAGATCGTCTCGGGAGAAGAGAAGGCGATCGACATTACGCGCTTTAAGTATTACGACCTTTTGCCAGAACATCTGGACACGGTCATTTCTCTCGATCCGGCTTCGAGCGAGAACCCGAACGCAGATGAGTTCGCGATTGCCGCTGTTGGGATGAAAGGCCTGGACATTTACTTGATCGACTATTCGTGCGCGCAAGCAATGATGCCAGACAAGGCCGCGAACGATACCTTTAGTCTTGCGCTTCTTTGCTCTCCGCGCAAGTTCGTTGTGGAGTCGAACAGCTATCAGAGGATTATGGCTTGGTATCTCGAGCAAGAGATGGTCAAGCGGAGGATGTTCTACGCTGTTGAACGGCTCGAGGTCAAGACAAAGAACTCGGATCGGATCATGCAGACGATTCCGGGAGCAGCAGCTTTTGGGCACTTTCACATCCGGCCGACTCATACGAAGTTCATTCAGCAAGCGGATGAGTATGATCCGTCGGTAAGCGATATTCCGGACGACCTGCTGACGGCAGTTGCGAATGCGGTTATCTCGCTCAACCCAGCGATGCGATCTCTTCTGACAGACGACGAGCTTGGGTTCATCGCTATGGATGATGAGCGAGATTATAAACCTCTTGTTCTTCGAGGAGCCCCGTGAGTTCAAAAGACCTTCAAGCGAAGCTCAGGTTTGGAACTCCGCTGCACAGAAAGATCGTCGACTCGCTTCGAGGACGACTGAAGCTGAGCGAGCAGCGAATGAGCGATCGCTACAAGATCATGGCTCAGAACGAAGAGTTATATCAGGCCTACATTCCGGAACGAGACGTTGACGCACTGCGCAGGCGAGATCGTGAGCGGACTGGAACAATGTCCTATCGGACGGTGGAGATTCCTTACAGCTACGCTGTGCTGATGACAATGCATACTTACTACAGCTCAGTGTTCCTGGCGCGCAGCCCGATGTTTCAGCTTACTGGTCGACACGGTGAGGGAGAGCAGAGCCGGGTCGCGTTCGAATCCTTGTTGCAGTATCAAGTGCTCGTTGGCATGATGACACTGCCAATGTTCGTCTGGCTGCTCGACCCAGGTAAGTATGGTTATGGAGTCATTGGCCACAACTGGGATCGACAGAGCGTTCGTGTAAGGCGGACGGTTAAAAAGCCGCGACAGTTCCTTGGAATGGATATTCCTGGCACAGAGCAGGAGATTGACGAAGTCAACGACGTGCCGACCTACGAAGGGAACAAGGTCTACAATGTGCGAGCGCAGGATTTTTTCCCAGACCCTCGCGTCGCGCTTGTGCACTTTCAGAAGGGCGAGTTCTGCGGACGCTATGTGGAGACGCCCTGGACGGAGATTTACAGTGGCCAACAGTCTGGTCGCTATTTCAACTATAAAGCCTTGAGCAAGTCCAGGACCGACAAGTCGCAAGAAGGCGGTGTTCCTGCTCGAGAGACTGGCTCGGATAAGGTTACGACTCTGCCAAACGAAGACGATGTCGTCGTCGAGAGTGGATATGACGTTCCAGTCGGACAGGTCAAAGGGCATGAGCTTTACGTTCGCCTGGTTCCTACCGAGTGGGAGCTTGGCAAGGACAATCAATACGAGGTCTGGGCGTTCAATATCTCGACGAACGGAATTATCTTCGGTGCGGAGCCGCTGGGAGAACTTAACGGAAAGTTCCCGTTTGATATTCTGGTCGACGAGATCGACGGATACACAGTTGCGCCAAGGTCAACTATCGAACGAATCAAGCCGATGAACGATGTTATCAGCTGGCTCGTCAACACACATTTTTATAACGTGCGAGCAGCGTTGAATGACAAGTTTGTCGCAGACCCCTCAATGGTGGTCATGAAGGACTTGCAGTCAGAGGAGCCCGGGAAGATCATTCGGCTGAAGCCTCAGGCTTACGGAAAAGACGTCAGGACGATGGTGCATCAACTGACGACTCTCGACGTGACTCAGTCGCATCTTAAGGATGTTGGCATTTGGCAAGATTTCATTCAACGAGTCACCGGTGCGAACGACACTATTATGGGCATGATCAATGCTGGCGGAAGAAAAACTGCCACGGAAGTCAGGTCCAGCACGTCCTTTGGGGTTAACCGACTGAAAACTCAGTGCGAGTGGTTTTCCTGCACCGGGTTCGCGCCTTTGACCCAGTCTCTGACGCAGAGAACACAGCAGTTTTACTCTTCAGACAAGAAGTTCCGGCTTGTTGGTGACATAGCTGCGCTCAATCCGACCTTCGCGAACATCACGCCTGAACAGATCGCTGGCTTTTACGACTACGAGCCCGTGGATGGCACACTTCCTGTCGATCGTTTTGCCCAGGCAAACCTCTGGCAGATGATGATGGGACAACTGCGCTACTATCCGCAGATTCTGCAACAGTATGACATCGCAAAGATCTTTGCATGGGTCGCAAACCTTGCGGGGATCAAGAATATGGCACAGTTCAAGATCACTCCAGATGCGCTTATGGCACAACAAGTTGCCTCTGGCAACGTAGTGCCGATTTCAAGCGCGATGAAGGACACGAACTTGAACGAGCCAAGACAGATTCCCAACGTAGGGCCGACAGCATGAGTAAAAGAGACGAAATCTCGGGGCGCTTATCTGAGGCTGCGTCGATCGTGGCTGTTTGGCGAGGACTGATGGATACTCCAGCCTGGAAAAACTATCGAGTGATTATCGAAGAGCAGGTTCGCCTACGGCATGCGACTATTTGCCTGACACCGCTGTCGAGCTTCGGAAAGTCGCTTGAACAAGAGTTCATGAAAGGTGAGGCTGCGGGTCTCGGCCTTGCTATTGCACTACCAGAGACTCAATACGAGATGGCAAGGTTAGATGTTGAACGTTTAACTGTTGAACTTGAAAAGGAGATCGATAATGAAACCTCTGGAAAGCCTGCTGGCAGAAGCCGAGTCTTCGACGACGACTTCAGCCGGGAATAGCGCACCGGCCGCTGCACCTGCTGCGCCTGCTGCTGACAACGCGGGCGCGCCTGCTGCGCCTGTTGACGCTGGCGGTGGGAAAGACGAAGATTGGGGGAATCTCTCTCAAGATGAAGACGGAGGCGAAGCCCCTGCCGGAAAGCCTGCCAGACCAGCAATGAAGCCTGCTCCTGCAGCAGCGAAACCTGTTGCAGCACCGATTCCCGCAGCTACGGCGCCTCAGGCGGTAGCCACTCCGCCTGCACCTGTCGTCGCTGCACCAAAGCCCGGAGAGGCAGCGCCTGCTGCTCCGGCCGCACAGCCTGGACAACCTCCAGCGCCTGCGCAACCGGCAAAGCCCGCGGAAGCACCAGCGGCTGTCGAAACTCCTGAAGCAAAGGCTGCGCGTGTTCAAGCCGAACGCACTGCTTCGGACAAAAAGCTGAACGACGACCTCGTGAATTACTACAAGATTCCCGACGAGTGGTCAGCAAGGCTCGCTACGGAGCCGGAGCTGGTATTGCCACAGCTCGCTGCAAGGCTTCATCAGACAGTGCTGGAAAGCGTGCGGAACATGCTGGATCAAGGTGTGCCTCAGGTAGTTCAAGGCCTGATGCACGTGCAACAGCGTGAGTCGGCAGCGAAGGCCGAGTTCTACAAGCGTTGGCCGACGCTCTCGAAATACGAAGAGCAAGTTCTGCAAGCTGGACGACTGTTTGGACAGTTGAATCCTACAGCAACTCCGGAAGAGCGAATCGAGCGAATCGGCAAGATCGTGTCGGAAAGCCTGGGAATTCCCATTGCACCTATTGCTATGCCTCAAGGTGGACAAGCGCCAGCAGTATCGGCGCCAGCCGCGTTCAGGCCTGCAGGTGGCGCGTCGGGCTCTCGGCCTCCGGCTCCCACAAACGAATTCGAGGCGATTGCTGAGGAACTCGTAGAGGACCAAGGCTAGTCTCGACAAGGAGACGAAATGAAAGTGCTGTTGTATATAATCGCTCTAGCCGGGGTAGTTGGTGCCTGGCTTCTGGGCGAGCCGGGGATGCTTATGGCTGCAGTCGCAGGCCTTCGGGGAACCGGAGACTGGGGCACAGACGAGCGTCCGAAGAACTTCAGGGAGATGATTCTCTGGAGGCGTCCGAACGGGCAAGCTCCACTGACCGCGCTGATGTCGAAACTCAAAAGCGAGAAGGTGGACGACCCCGAGTTCAATCACTGGGAAGAAGAGATGAACGCCATAAGGGTGGCGATCAACTTTACAACCGGCTACGCTACGTCGGCGACGAGTATCGTCATTGATGGAGGCGACGGCCAGGACCTGGTGCCCGGGGACGTGCTGCTGGCGGAAAAGGCGTTGACAACGGCCTACGACAATGAGATCTTGGTGGTAAGCGCGATTACCAGCTCCACTGCGATCGACATTAAGCGGGCTCAGTCAGGCACCACCGCGGCGGCGCTGGCCGACAATACCAATCTGACCAAGATCGGGAACGTCTTCGAGGAGGGCAGCACATCGCCCGGCGCGTCGACTCGCAACCCGACAAAGATCAACAATCTTTGTCAGATCTTCAAGACGGCCTTCCGGATTACCGAGACGGCGAAGTTGACCTACGCTCGAACCGGCAATGCGCTCGCCAACGACAAGAAGCGGAAGATGTTCGACCATAGCGTCGCGCTGGAATTCGCTTTCCTCTTCGGCAAGCGGCACGAGACGACCGGTCCGCAAGGCAAGCCGATGCGCTTCACCGGCGGCGTTCTCTACATGATGAGCCAATACTTCAGTTCGGCCATCAAGGCGTATACGACCACGCCTACGGAGACCGCGTTCCTGGATGACACCTATACGATCTGGGACTACGACACTGACGCCGGCAACGAGCGGATCGTGTTCGCTGGAAACGGGTTCCTGAACAGCCTCAACAAGCTGGCCAAGAACTCGACGAGCACGCGGATCAACTACGACGGCTTCATCGAGGTCTACGGGATGAAGTTGGCGAAGTGGATCTTGCCACAAGGCACGCTCTACGTTCGGACGCACCCGCTGTTCAACACCCACGGCAGGTTCACGAATGATGCACTGATCTTCGACCCCAGTGCGTTGCGGTATCGTTATCTGCGGGACACCAAGTCGCAGCCGAACATCCAGGCGAACGACGCGGACGAAGAAAAGGGGCAGTGGCTGACGGAGTGCGGGCTCGAGTTCCACCACGCCAAGACGACGAAGTATCTGAGCAACTTCATCGTTCCCTAATGCAGGCTAACTGAGGACAGATGGTGGGGATAATCACACGTTATTCCCACCATTTTTTTAACCAGACATGAGTCTAGATCGCTTTAAAGACCTTCGACTGATGATCGGTATAGTCGATCATGGGTCATGGTGCTCGAAGTTTGGCCGAGCGCTGCGCAATCTTGAGATGGCTTGTAGGAATCATCAGATCGGTGAATACAAGAAGCAACATCTACGCACTATGGTTGTGACTGGAAGCATTCTTCCAAAGTCACGGCTTGAAATTCTGAAAGCTGCCAAGGAAATGGACGCTCACTATCTGTTATATATCGACAGCGATCAGACCTTTCCAAGAAATTTGGTGCACCGGCTGGTGCACAATAAGGTCGATGTAGTTGGAGCGAATATCGCGGTCAAGACGATTCCATCCCAGCCGACCGCGCGCGGGGAGCCTCCGGAAGGTAAGCTCCATGGGGCACCAATCTATACAGACCTGGAGTCGAAGGGACTTCAGGAGGTTTGGCGTGTTGGAACTGGCGTTCTGCTGCTCAGCAAGAAGGCTATGGTGGTGCTTCCACACTCGTGCTTTGAGATGAAATACGTCGAGGCCATTGACGATTATCAGGGCGAGGACTGGACGCTTTGCGAAGCTCTCAGAAAGCTCGGGTTCAAACTCTATATCGACCATGACGTCTCTAAGGAGGTTGGACATCTTGGAGAGTTTGAATACACTCATGATGTTGTTGGCATTATTCATGGGGAACTCCCGTCCGTGAGCGAACCAGAACCAGCCGAGGCAACAAGCTGATGTTTATCGTCCCAAGTCGAGGCCGACCACAACGACTGTTGCAGTTGATAGACAGCTTCGGCTCGAACGATCTGAGGTTGCCGGTGGTTGTAGTGTTAAGTGCCGACGACGAAACAGCCAAAGATTACTTTAAACTTAAACTGCCATTAACTTGGGGTATCATAGTCGATCCGACAACGCCTGGGTCGAACGGAGCCGCCTTGAACTTTGCGTATCGCTCCTTTCCGAACGCAGCCTTTTATGGTCTCCTCGCTGATGATGTATTGATCGAGACGAAGGACCGTCTTGCTGATCTTGCGAAAGCAGCTGGACGGTGGTTTGTCAGCGCGCCGAATGAGGGGCATCACGAAAACAATCTGTTTTGTTACCCAGTGCTTGGCGGAGAGCTTGTGAGAACGCTTGGCTGGATTGCGTTTCCGCCTTTGCAGCATAACTGCATCGACTCGGTAATAGACGATATTGCCAAGGCCCTTCGACTCGACAGATATTTTCCGGATATCAAGTTTATTGCGAAACATCCGGCTTACGGAAATGCGCCTTCCGACGCGACTTACGAACGGGCGGATGAGTTCAATAAACTGTCTGGAGACAGCTACACTCGACAATGGCATGGAATAGAGCGTGCACCGACTTTAAATCGAATCAAGGCCGCAATGGCAGAGGACAAAAATGGACCCGGAGATGCATGACGAAGACGCTGTGTCGACCGGAAAGGTCGCCTTTTCCAAGGCACATATTGAACTCAAGAAGGAGGACATTGGAGCCTTCCAGAAGTTGAAGGTCGGCTCCCGAGTCCGCCTGGTGCTTGTCGGCGAGATCGGGATGAAAAGCGAGGACAAAGTCGATCATGAAGCTGACAATGCTCAGCATGGTATGGTGGAGATCGCTTTGAAGTCGCTTAAGGTGGTCGGCGACAACGAGTTCACCGATCTCTTCAAGGACGAGCTCGAGTCGTGAGTGGGTATGGTCTTTCAGCCTCGGTTCAAAGAACCTTTGAGGTCGACAAAGGCTTCATCAACGCGCTTGAGTATGATGGGAATGGCAACCTGATTTATTATGGGACTTCTTATTCTGGCGCAGCTTTTAGCGAACCGAAGTGGAAGATCATGAAACTGGCTTATGATGGCAACGGGAATCTGCTTACACGGCTCTGGGCTGGTGGAGTAGAATCCTTTACACAGATCTGGGATAATCGTGCAGGCTTGACGTATTCTTAACATTTAAGAAGGAGTTTACCGTGGCGGACTTTGTATTCAATATCTCAAAAGGGCGGGTCGGAGCGTATGTCCAGAATGTGAAGGATGGAAGTCCAGCAAACTCGCGGCTCAAGGTGATTCCTTTAGAGGCCACTGGCCTGGAAGCCGACGCGGCGTTGAAGGATCACAACGAGCTCGCGGCGCTGCTTGCAGGCTCTTCGAACGAACAGGCGACGATGGGAAGAAAGACAATCGTTGCAGGAGACATTACACTAACAGTCGATGATTCGGGAGAGAAGCTCGACATCGACTTGACCGACATCGTCTGGGCGGCTGCGGCAGGCAATGCACTTGGTTCGCTTGTTCTTGTCTACTGCCCCGATGGAGTCACGCCGGGAGCAGACAACACCTTTATTCCGCTGACGAATCATGTCTTTGCGGTGACACCAGACGGATCGGATATTACCGCTGTGATCAATGCAGCGGGGTTTTACCGAGCGTCGTAAGGAGGAAACGCTGATGGATTACGAGTCCCGAACCACTCGCTACCGCGCCGACTGTCCTTCGTGCGGTTCGCACATCGTCATGAAGATCAGGCGTCCTCTTACGCGAGAGGCGGAAACCCGTCCAATTGAAAGTCCGTGGACGTGCATCATCTGTGGTGCTCTGGTGAAACTGGACTACC